CTTTGTAGAAGGTGCGACTAACACCGAACATATCTACATATTGCTTACTTTGTACGATTATCGGCATAGCGTTCGTATATTTGATTGATTCGGTTAATATCGTTGGTCTTCATTGCCTTCATTGAGTCGTTTATGTCCCTCATGATTTGGTCGGCTAATTCAGGATTCTCATCTGACAGGATCGCCAATATTCGCTCATTTTCGTTGAGCAGTTTTTGCAGATTCTCAGTAACTGCTTTTGCATAGGTTTCAATGTTTTCTGTTCCTTCCATAATTATGCTATTTGTGTAACGTAAGTTTTGCCATTTGCCCAATTTGTGCGTGTCCGGAAGGATATTTGTGCGAAGGATTTTTCATCAATCCATTCTACCTTTAGGATTTCCACCAATACCCCATCGACATTTACAAAATTGTTTGATTGTAAAGTTACGAAATCTTGTGCAGTCATTCGCACCCTTACCCCTTCTCTAAGTATCCAGTCGTTTTGTTGAATTGAATTGATTTGGTGGTAACCATCCCAAAGTGCTTTTGCGCTGCAGAAGTCCAAATAATCAGGTCGCTGAACAAACGATTCTACCACGAATTCGCCTATATTTGCGTACATTACTTTTGAAACGGCAAAGTATTGTTGAGATATTCGTATAGCGTCCTTCCTTGAGTTGATTTGCGCCACGAAGGAAGTACCCCCACCAAATACGCCTGTAACGGCATCAACGACTGCTAAAAGTCCTTTGGCTAAAGCCTCAATAATGGTGAGTTTATCTTTGCGCCTTGCAAGTGCGAATGGAATGTTTACATCGTTCAAACCACGAATTAAAGTAAGTTGTGGATCGGTAACAGGGAATAAAGGCTCAGTAGAGAATTCTGCGTCATGCGCCCCGTATACCTCTCCTTCGCAGGTATGCAGATCAGTGAAGTCAGTTTGGTAGTGAATATAGTATCGCTTCCATACCTCGCCATTGGTAGTCATGTAGGAATACTCATCGTCTCGTTGCGATTGCAATGACAGGGATGGAACTATATTCGTCATAGCCTGTGTATTTAGCCAATCTCTGCGCTCTAAACGTACTTGATTGTTCCTTACTATTAAACGGGCATTGAACATCGTCTCAAGGGCTTCTATGAACGTGCCTAATGTTGGTGTAGTATCTGATGAAGTTGGATACCCCTTATTGTAGGCAGGTGAAACGGCTGAAACCACCTTGTCAAAGATTGAATCTGCATCCCTCACCAATGGAACACCCACGAATACCCATTGTTTGCTGATTGTTGCGGATGCAAAACTATACCCCATGTAGTTGCAGGACTTTTCCAGTAGATCAAGAAATCTCGTCCCTAAAAAGTTCCTTTTCGGTGGGAAGTAAGTCGCCAATAACTGCGCCCCCAATTTTATGACTGCAACCAACACTGCTGCAGTGTAAATAATTTGTGCTGCTGCCTTCAAACTCGCTGCGATAATAGCACCCGTATTGACCACAGGTACACCTGCAAGAGTAAAGGAAGGAATTGCTGCCATCTGAACGTCTGCGATTGCTGATGCAGTATCTTTTATCGCTTGGATCAGTTCCTTGGTCATAATGAACGCCACAATACCCAATTGTAATGAAGCCTCCAGTTGATTATCCTTGACAATAAAGTACGGGACTCTACGAATACTAAAGTCCACGCCTTGCGATACCATGTACTCGAAGGAAAGCCCTGCTGCCTGTGTCCTGAAGTCGTCAAGATAGCCCCTACGAATGATTGTAATTTCCACTTCGTGTTGCCTTACTTTCATGCCCTCGATTAGATCAACGTAGTATTGCAATGTTATGCCACCTTCCATCGTTACTTTGTACGGGATCGCTTGGAATATACCCACTGAAGCGATGTGTTGGTCAATTATGTCCTTGGCTTCCCTTGGAAGAATGATTGTGTCAGTGCTAAGGGATAGTATTTCCGGATTTCCACTGAAATCTGAGATAACACCGATTTCTAAGCGATTTCTCGGTGTTATTTCTATATCGTTGAGGTAATGTATCATTTGCGTACTTTGAATCGATTATACGTTGTGCTATTGCCTCTCACGCGCTTTTCTACAATTTCCACGACTGACTGCGTAATTTCGCCTAATTCGATATTCGTCTCAGGTTTGTCCTTGATGATTTGCTTGAGGTCTTTGATTTCGTTTACAAGTAAGGTCAGTTCCAGTGCGGATGCCGATTGTGTCGCCCCCTCCATCATTTTGCCGTTCTGATATTCCTGAGCCACCTTTGCCAATTGCGTATTGGTAAGTGAACCAATCTTCTCGTTAAGGCTCTTAGGAATTACCCTCTCATTTGGATGCAGTACGGCATGGAATCCACCCTTACCATCAACACCACGCCCATTGGTGCCTGTATCCTCAGTTCCTTCAAGGAAGGTAGGAAGGGAAGCAATGAACTGCTGAAGAAGGGTAGTGTCTCGAATCGTTTCGGCTAATGCATTCTTTGAGCCGTTTTCCACCTTTTGCGAATACGTTGAATACACTGACTCGGCTAACTTGATTCGTTGTTGGCGTTTCTGCTCTCGTTCTTTCTTCATGTTTGCCTCATCGATAATGCGTTGTTGTTCCGCAAGTGATTGTTGCGCATTAATGTTGCCCTGCTCGGCTAAGGATTTGTAATTCTCGTATTGTTTTTCTGCTGCTGCAATTTCCTTATCCAATTGGTCAATTCGCTTGTTTGAATATTGTATGAACAGGTCTGCAGTTTGTTTGAATAACTCCCGTTTACGCTCCTCGGCTGCCTTTATTTTTGCAAGTTCATCTTCGCGATCTTTATCTGCTTTTTCCTTGTTGTTTTCGCGCCATGTTGCCACGTTCTCGTCTGCCTCTTTAGTCAGGTTAGTAATAACCTCAATTGATGCCTTTTCTAAGGCGTAAATTTCATCTGCCGTATTCTCGGTTACTATCTTGTTTTCCAATGCAAGATCAGAAACCCTTGTCTTTTCTTGGTCGTCCAGTTCTTTAACCTTCTTTTGATAGTTGGCTTGGATTTCGGTCTTTTCAGAAGCCAATAATTTATCGTTTTTAAGAAGTTCGTCCCTTTCCTCCTCCAATTGTTTGTAGCGTTCTTTTTTCTCCCTCTCGTAAGTGTCATTATTCATTTTGATTGTAGCATCCCTACGTTGTTCTAAGTTCCGGATTTCTACCCCGTACTTTTGGTCGGCTAACTCTTTGAATTTTTCAAGGGAATATGCTCCTGTTTCTAATGCTAATTTTTTCACTGCTTCGGCTTCCGCATTGATTTGTTCTTCCAATTTAAGTTCGGCTCTTTTTTGCTCGATAACGTACAGGTCTTGCAGAAGTTTTTGTTGTTCAGATATGTAATCGTTCAGTTTCTTGAATTCGGTATTTTGCTTATGGTGAGCATCAGTATTGTCGTTTGTTACCTTGGTGTTGTCTCCAGTGCTACCTGAATATTGTCTGAGTTCGCTATCATCGAATACAGGAGTCAAAGCAGTGTTTAGGATCGTTTCCTTTTGCATCTTGATATATTCTGCTTCTGCCTCTTTTGCTATGTCGCGGATACCTTCGTAATAGTCCCATGCTGCATTGGTAGCGTCTGATAATTCTTTCTCTCCAGTCGCACCAAAGAATTCGAACATATTTGACAAAATTTTGTCGGTCATTCCACCCTCTCTAAATGCTTTAATTGCCCTTGCTGCTTGGTCGTATGCTGCTCTTGCCTCAGCCATTTGTCGCTGAGTAGTTTCGAATCGAATTCTTGCCCCTTCCTGTTTTGCTCTCGCTTCTAATTGTTGGTCTAATTTTGTGTATTCTTGCCTTGCCTGACGCACGAAGGCTGCCTCATCAGAAAGATTCTTTAATGTTGTTCCGTACTTGTTATTGATGTCGGTAATCAATTTACTTCGTTCCCTTGAACCTTGATTCGTTTCCAATAGGGCATCGAACATCAATTTGAGTTCAGTTTTTTCCCTGTGTACGTTCACTGCGACTGTGTCAGTTGCTGAACGCAGTTCTTCCTGTGCTGCTACAAGTTTTCGCGTACCTTCTCCTGCTGCCCTCATTTGCATTGCAATCTCAGCAATAACCACTAAGGCGATACCCACTATGTTCTGCTGAATCATTCGCCCCAATCCTGCGAATGCTTGACCAATGCCATTTAATACCCCCTTCATACCTCCTACGCTTCGTGCTAAGTTCATGAATGAAGAAGCCATCAATTTGTTGTACAGTAAGGTCGATTTGACTATGATTTGGTAACGAATCCATATCTTGATAACCGATACCAAAGTGTCTAAGATCAATTCAAGATTGTCGGCTAAAAAGCGAATCGCTTTTGTGAAGGAAGTACCTGCACCCGTAGCGTCATTAACTTTCAATAAGTACCCTTCCCATGCAGAAGTCAGTAGGAATAATGAACCTTGAATCGAATTTAACTGCGTGTCCGCCATTGCTTTTGATGCCCCTGCCGCATGGTTGTATGTATCGCTTAGTTTCTCAACCTTATCTTGATTCTCGCTCAGGATCAATAACGAAGTTTGTGCCGTTCGTCCTACCTCATCGAATGCGTCTTTAAGGTCAAGCCCTTTTTCGCTCAATTCCTTTAATGCACCTTTGGCATCCTTTCCAGTCATAGCCATGTCGGTAAAGATTCTTCGCAGGGAAGTACCTGCTTGTGAACCTCGAATACCATTGTCTGCCAAAACTGACAGGTACGCTGATGTTTGTTCAAGGGATATACCTGCTGACTTTGCCACAGGCGCAACATATTTCATGGATTCAGCGAACTTCTCCATATCGAGTGCCGATGAGTTGAAGGATTTCGCCATTACGTCATTCACCCGTTGCATATTGTTTGCATCGATTCCAAATGCCCTCATGGTTGCTCCTGCCACTTCTGCTGCTCGTCCTAAGTTAGTTCCAGTCGCCCCTGCTAAGTTCAATACTGATTCGGTTGCGTTTAGGATTTCATCCTCTGAGAAACCTAACTTTGATAACTCAGTTTGAAGCGTTCCTACCTCAGAAGCCGTAAACCTTGTTGTTGCCCCTAATCGCTTTGCATCGGTTTCCAATTTAACTATCTCCCCTCTTGACTTGCCTAATATGGAAGCAAGATTCTGCATTGATTGGTCGAAGTCCTTAACAATACCGAATGCGCCTTGAATTACGCTACCTGCGGTAAACGCTAACCCCAATTGACCTAATGCATTCTGCAATCCTCCTAATGCCTCTCGGTAGTTTCCTACGTTCCGGAAGTTATCTCCTACGGTCTTGTCAAGTTTTTTAAGTTGAGCATCACCCTGTTGGGCTGCTTGAGTTGTCCTTTGGTATTGCGATTGAAGATTGCGCCACTCTGCAGTGTGCTTCTTCCCGTTGGCTTCTAATTGCAGAAGTTCTGCGCCTAAACGCTTGGATTCATTCTTTAACTCCCTTGTGTTTTTTTCAAGTTGCTTGTAAGCATTTGCCTCGTCTTGAGCCACTTTTGCCGCCCGTTCAGATTGCTTCGTTAATCGCTCCTGTTCACGTTGCCTATCGCGATCGGTCTTTATTTGTTGTTGTTCAGTTCTAAGCCGTTGTTGTGCCACCTTCTCTGATTCCTGCATCGCCTTTTGCATTTGGGCATCTGCTTGTGCCTTCATGCGTTCAATCTTGATGGATTCTTCCATCAGTTTATTGGCTTGTCGTGTAGCGTTTACGAATTCATTAACCGATTTCGTTGAATCGAACTTTGCGCCACCTACTGCAGATTTCATTGAATTTGCTATCTTCTTGAATTCAGCATCAAGTGAATGCAATTGGTCGATTGTTTTCTTTGCAGATTGCCTGATACCCTCGAATATGTCTTCCTTTTCGAATAGGTCGGTACTTCTAATTCTTTTTGCCATGCTCTATGTCATTTGTGCGTTTAAATTCTTCCAGTAGAGTAAAATATTCCCCTGTTGTAATCTCCTTCACCCGTAGCCAATAGCCTACGAACTTGGATAAATGGACTAAGGTCTGCTCGATAGTCATGCTTACCCCATTATTCGATAACATTATTTTGAGATTCTCCTCCTCTATCTCTAACAAAGTTAGTGAAAACTTGTCTTTGTTTAGGATGTAGTCAAGTTGTATTTGCGCTTTTGTCTGAATTAACTTCATCAACGCCTTATAGTGCTTCGTCATGCCGTATTTCTTCAGATAGGCATCATGGATACGTTCCCATGCCTGTTCGTCCTTCTCAGGCGTTCCTATTGTGCCACACCTAACAAAGTGAATGTTGCCTTCAAGACATTGCAACCAATTAAACAGGGGAAGGTCATCGATTGACTGATAGTACCCTGTTAATTTCGTTTCGGTATCTCCGGAGGAGTTCGTACGCCAATTTGTCCATGTTGTCGTCAGTAAGCCCGATGATTGCCTCAGTATATTTGTAAAATAAATTTTCAGTTTCTCCCTGTTCATTTTCTTTTAATGGATCAGCATCGATTTCGATGTAATTAGTATAAATATAGATTATCATGGAGTCATAAAATTCTCCAGTATCTTTTAAAGTGTAGTGCGTTCCTGCCTTTTTTAATGGGTTAATTTTTTCGGTAAACTCAGAATAATACCCAATGATGTCCCCGTCCATATCAATCCCTTTTTTGAATAATTGTTCGTTCCGGATGAGGTCTAAAATCCACTTCCTGAAGATAGGATCGTTGAAGGCGTTTCGCCAAAAATATTGTTCGGTTAACATCAGTGATGACCTGTTCAAAAGTTGCCCTAAAACTGTCTCCATTAACTTCATTTCTTCTATTTTTTATTAAATTTTTACCTCCGTGGAATCCCTGTCTCATGGCGCATCCGTCACTTCTCGAAAAAAATGACCTACGACCTGTTAGAAGGGGTAAAGTCGCTTAGATGCGCTTATTTTGCGCCTCAGAGCATTTCAATATAACGCCATTTTTACCCAAAAAACACCATTTTTTACCCCAATTTTGACCACTTTTTTTGCCCTTTTTTGAGTCCATTTTTGTCAATTTTGAAGGTAAAAATAAGGGGCATATTTCGAAAAATACACCCCAAATTTTTGTGTCAATAACCACCGAATTATTACACTGCGGTGAAAGTTAATGAACCTGTGAATCCAGTTTTAACGACACTCAAAGTATACGAATCACCCGTAACGAAGGAAGCCAATAAAACGTATTGTCCATCGACTGGCTCAGACACTGCGGTAATAGGGAATACTGCCGCGTTGGTGTTATCGTAGATCGAGAAATCTGCTAATACTGCCCCTTTGAATTTCAATGGGTTAAGTGCAGTTCCATAGTCGAAGGTAGCATCCACTTGGATAGAAGTGTTAGCCACTTGAACAGGATTGATAAGATTAACATCCAATAAACCTTTCAAGGTGTTGAAGTCAATTGCCTCATCTGCCGTAATCATCCACATGGTTGACTCATCGAAGAATCGATTGAAGTCGAATGCTAACATGATCTTTTGAACTGTTGAATCAGTTGCAAACATCATAGTTGGATTCCATGACTGATTGTCCACAGGGATTGGATATAAGTAGTCACCCACTTTGCTACCCACTAATGAACCATTGATGTCAACGATGTAAACACCGAATTCTACGCATCTTCCGGAGGATAATTTCCCTAAGAATTGAGGCGTTGCATCATAAGCCCAAAGTTCGCCTGTGAAAGATCGCTTCCCTTGACGAAGGTAAGCCATGCGCCCTGAGTTCGCTTCTTCGAACACTGTTTCCGCCTTCGGCATCTCCACGTTCTCGAATGCAGGTAATGGATACCAACGCTGACTCTCATCAGGATCGTTGACTAAGTTCGTCCAGTTAGGAAGAGCCACTGTCAAATCGATGTAGTTATATGCACCTGCATTGTCTTGCAGAGGCACTAAAATAAGTTTGCTCGTTACGCTTTGTAAGGGCAAACAATTTGGTCTACCTGTGTTAGATAAACCCATATCGCAATTACAACCTATTGCCATTGTTTTAAAGTATTAAAAAGTTTTACAAAAATTAACATATACAATTCGCCTTGTATTTAATCAAGCGAATCCTCAATTCAACCCCACTTAAATTAGCATCAAGAATGTTCGCAAACATTCCATCTGTGCGCTCAGTACCAAAACGGCTGAAGGTGATTAACTCGTAATCGTCATATCGCACAAATCTTACATCTTCGTTCACTACGTTTAGGAATTCCTCGCATAACTTTTCCATTGGATACATGACGTTGTTTCGGTGGTCTTCCGTATAGTATTGAAGGACATTTGTCTCATCAAGAAAGAACATTCTTACATCAGCATCGAAGTCATAAGTACTTTCCATGCCGTATTTACGCATTCTCAGGACTTCTAAGAGCCAAACTAATGGTAACTTAGCACTAAGGTTAGGCGAACTGATAGTCCACTCTCTATTCGCTGCTAATTGCGTTCCTGTTATCCAATATGGAGTAGGCAGGGTAATAACCCCTTCTAAGTCATTTTGGTTATTAGGATCAACAGGCTCCCACGTTACCCACTCATTGTACTCAATGGTCAGGATTCGGTATTTCTCATCGTTGGAGTCCTCTACGATTTGCCCCACCTTCATCCACTTTGTATTGCAGATGTACGTCTTATCAGTGTTAGAGTCATAAACACCGAACACCGTAACGTCAAGAGAAGTACACAGGGACTTGATGATATTTGATACCTCGTTTGTCATATCCAGTATGCCATTAGTTTTTCCTTACCATTGTACAGGGTCATGTCGCCTACGCCTACTTGAACGACCTCATAAACTGCGTCCGGAGTGTTCCCGTTACCTGAAACACGAATTCTATCGCCATAAACAAATCCTGTAGTCAGTGCTTTGTTCAATGGATTCAAATTTTGTCCAGTTATTAAACCTTCCTTGACTACTGCCACACCATATTGCGCATCGTTATTACCCAAATTAATATTGACAATATCATTAGGCTGATAGCCAAAGCCACCCGATGAGCCAATTTGAACGCCTATAACTGTACCCGTGTTTGGATCAGTACTGATGTCGAGTAGAAGCCCTGAACCTGAGCCACCAAAAACTGGCACATCAGTAGCGTCAACATAGCCACCCGTACCACCTTGTACTAAGTTTCCGGATACCACTTCGCCAATCGTTTCGGCATAGATTTGAATCTTTGGTGAGCCTGTCATTACACCTTGTGAATTACCCACTTGTTGTACTAACAATTGCGCCCCTGTTCCAGTTCCTGAGCCTAACTGATAAATTGTGCCGACATTGTAACCATATCCACCATGCAGAATATCGTAGTCAAGCAATTCACCTGCTCCCCCTACCTGCGTTACCTCAATTTTGAATCCAGTGTTACCAACGAAATATTCATCTCCTGCCTGATAACCTGTACCCTGCATATCAATCGTAGCCACTTGCACCCATCCATTAACAACAAAGATATTTCTTTGACCACTGTAATAGTTGATGTTGTTCTGCTCTAATTGAATTGCAAGTATTTGTCCCAAAGGGAAGTCGTTCCAGTGCAGGAAAATGTAGTCCCGAATTGCAGTGAACGTCTTAATTGCCTCATTGTATCGATTGTACATCAAGGTATTTAGTGTTGATGAAAGTCGAGATAATTCGCTACGGGCAATCGTATTGCCAAATGGAGTCATCGTATTCATCGTGTCCTTAACGTATTCGAAATAAATGAAGCCTAAGAGCATTTCCGGAATTCCATTGGAAATTAATAACCGATAAATATTAACGTCCTCTGAGAATGGATTGTAAAAAAACAGGAAATTAGGCGACTGAGGTATCTGCGTTTGCTGATCTAAGTCTGCAACGAAGGAAGCATACAAAGTAGCACCAAATAACTCTGTCAAGTACAACGGCTCGTATTTGTCGATGTATGCCTGTAATTTCGCTGAGTCATAGATGCCCGTATGCAGTTCGTATTTACCCGTAAAGTCGCCTACCTGTGTTATCATTTCCTATTGTTTTTTAAGTTTTCCAATCCCTTTGCGAACAAAGATTTTGAGAAGTTCGCCTGTAACCTTCCAAATAGTCCCCTTGGGCATAGTTGGATTGAGTCCAGTTGCAATGATCTCGTATTCTTTCTTGTCGTCAACCTCGATGTCCAAAGTGAATTTCTCAGCAGTTTTCTCCACATGGATGTCTACACGCTTGGTGTCAACATCTGCAGTTACTCCCTCCTCAGTTTTATGAATTTCAACATCCACTTTGGGAGTATCGATTGTTATGTCCACCTCTTTCGCCTTTGGCTTCCGTCCTCGTTTTTTAATTTCCTGTGCCATTTTAAGTGAGATTAAATTATTGATTCAGATTAAAGTGCTGCGATTGCAGTTGTGAAGTCGCCTGTTACGAATGCGCCTGTATCGTTTTGCTTAACGAAAGAACATAAACGTGCTTCTGCTAAGATCGATACCATGTTTCGTGCAAAGTCATCACCTTCGTAGCCCACTTGGATGTTAACACCCTCGCGTACTCGTACATTGAACTTCGTGAAGTCGCCTACAAGGAAGTTATCAGAAGTCATGTTAGTTGAAGAAATAATAACTAAGCCACTCAATTGCATGTTTGGTGCCATCCCCATTGCGAAGTTCGGGTAAGTGTACTCACCTTGAGTCGTTTTGCTCATTTCGATACGTGCAACATCATCCGGATGAAGAACAATATGAGTAGGAGTAAAATTAGCCCCTTCGATTTGTGCCTTAGCCACTCGAAGAACATCGATTACTGTTGGGTTAGTAACTGCACCTGCAAAGATACCTGCAGCCCACGCAGTAGATTGATTGATAACACCATCGATGTTGTTACCTGCGCCATTTCCATTTAACAATTGGTCGTCCATGTTTTGCTCGATAGAAGCCATCAAGTCGTTGTTGATTTCAGCCTGAACAAATGAAAGATCGCTCAACATTTCTTTAGAAACCTTGATGAATCCTGCCACCTTCTTAACTGCTACAGAAACCTCAGTGTACTGAACTTGTCCATTCGCTTTTGTTCCTGCTTCGTTGATGAATCCAGTCGTTGACTGAGTGTCTTGAGCAATGTAAGTAACGAACTTGCTTGAAGTAGTACCCACGTTTGAAATCTCCATGATTCTGCGGATAGGTCGCGCTATTTTGTTTACCCCTGCCTCAAGAGTAGTCAAGGCGTAAGTTCCAGTATAGTCGCCTGTGATTGTGGTGTCGGTTTTAACTTCCATGTTGAAGTCGTTTCCTTTAGCCACGTTGTCAAGCATTTCAGTGTGCTTTTCTGCAACCACCATACGAATAGCCTGTGATAAGTTCGCAGGGGCTTTTTCGTTTGACTTTTTCGCAGTTTCTTTGATAGCCTCCAATTGACCTTCAAATTTAGCGATCGCGCTCTCGATTGATGCGCTTTTTTCCTCAAGGGAAGTTAATTTCCCTAATTCACTTTTGATAGCATTTACTTCCTCAGAAGTCGC